ACTGGACCACCATCAATAATCTCAACATTCAATCTTCCTTTGGTGGATTCAATAACTTTACGAGTATTGTCAGTAGAGCAATCTGCAATAATAATTCTGGTACTACCTATCAGTTGATTGCGCAGTTGTAACAGCAACCACCCTATGTAATTTTCCTCATTTTTACAAGGAACTACAATTGTTATTTTACTACTTAATGACATGCGTATGTTTATGCTTTAGTGATTTCTTCAATGCTTTCAACCACATTTTCTTTTCTTTGATCTTGTCGTGGCTGATGCACGCTTGGTACATCTTCTTTATTATTTCCTGTACTTTCATGGTCGGTCTCCTTTGTCCATGTTATTATTTCCCAGTGTCCATCATGATGTTCAACAAGAGCAGTGCATGACTCAACCCAGTCGCCATCGTTCATATATGTAACACCATCAATCTCTTTGATTTCAGCATGATGAATATGCCCACAGATAACTCCATCATACCCTCGTTTCTTGCAGTATGCTGCAAGATTCTTTTCAAACTGGAACATGAAGTCAGATGCTTTTTTAACTTTATGTTTTAAGTATTTAGACAGTGACCAGTACCCAAATCCCAGTTTGTGACGAACCCAATTGAAACGAGAATTCCAATCAAGAACTAGATCGTATAGTTTATCGCCAAGAAATGCAAGCCATGGTGCCAGTCGAGTAATACCATCGAATAGGTCACCATGCGTGACTAGGTATCGTTTACCATTTACACCGACATGTTCTGTTTGATTTTGTATTTCAATCAGACCGAAAGAGAATCCGTAAGGAATCATCGGTCTTAAGAATTCATCATGATTACCTGCAACATAAATCACTCTAGTTCCACGCTTGGCATGACCAAGTATTCTGCGGACAACATTGGTGTGACTTTGTTTCCATCGCCACTTGTTCTGTTGGATCTTCCAAGCATCAATTATATCACCCACGAGATATAGAGTCTCGCAAGTATTATGTTTTAAAAAGTTATTTAACTTATTTGCTTGGCAATCACGAGTACCTAAGTGAACATCACTTATGAATATCGTTTTATATTTCATTATGGTTTCAGTTCGCCACGCTCAATTAGAATCTTTTTATTAGCCTGATGCTCTGCCTGAGTCAAGTCCTTGTTCTCACCTTTGTATGGTACAGCGTAATTGTTTTGAATTAACCAATCATTGACACGAGTACCATCTTCAAGAATAATTACACCAAGGATTCTACCAAACTTATCATCGTTACTATCAGGCTTTTGAGTTTCAATAATTTGCCAAGAGCCAATAGGTAATTTCTCTGCTAATTTCTTTTTAGAGATTACACCACGAACCTTTTCTTCTGCAATAGTAGTTCTTGATTCTGGAGTATCAACTCCAGCCAAGCGCACTCTTTGATTAGCAAGGATAATTTTAAAACCTAAATCTAAATCTATATCAACTGTGTCGCCATCAAGAACTTTAATAATTTTACATTTATATTGGTACATAATATCTTAATCGTTTCTAGTGTTACGTGTTTGTGGATCATCTGGCAATAAGTCTACTGTTGGTGCTACAGCTAATGGCATTGGTCTTGGAACCATTGGAACTGGTGTTGGTGCTATAAGTGTTGGCGCAACTGGTGTTACATTACTTGCTGCTCCAGCAACTTTCTCTTGAGTACGACCCCATGCTGCAATACCAAGAACTGCACCCATCGCTAAGTGAAATAAACCAGCACCTTGTAGTGTTAGTGGATTCCATTGGGTGACTGTTTGATGAGTAAGTACTTGTAGCAAACTCCACAGTACTGGGAATATAGCCATATCTAGTGTACAAATAATCATGTACATCCAACCCATGGCTGGACGCCACTTCTTCTGCATCCAATCTTCGTTTTTATTTTCTTCTCCCATGGTCTCTCCTTTTTAATAGTTATTTTCTTATCATATATTTCTTGTTCCAGAAGTACCAGAGCCTATGACACAAGCAATTTGTCTATTCTTTTTTAGCAGCGTCCAGTTACCTTTTGTATCTTGCCATAAAGAATAGACTGAACCATCTGATATATCTGAACCTGACCAAGTGAATTCTTCTTTCTGTGTCTTAGAAAGAAATTCTATTAGTTGAACGACTGGACCACAAGTTACTTGATAGTTGTATGTAAATGGTTGTGGCACAGCAACCTGTGGTTGCGCCTGTGCAACCAGAGAAAAACTAAACAGTAACAACGCTAGTATTTTCATATTTTATCTTCCAATATATTCTTTTGGTTGTGCTTCTATTCTTCTTTGTTGTTCAGTTTTAGGAACAAAATCAGTTCCTAGATGTGGGTACTTTTCTATTCTATCCTGCACAACAAACCACAGTATAATCATAGAAAAAGTAAATGCGCCCATAAAAATACCAAACCATTTACCAAATGTTTTAAAATTCTTAACCAGTTTGGCATGTTCTCTATCATGTTGCATTTGTATCTGAATATGACGCTTCAATGCTTCAGACTGTCTTGCATTTATTATCTTAGATTGCTGTAGTACTTCTGTCCAGAGTGCACCCAATTCAGGTGGACTTTGATATATCATTACNTGTCNNAACTCAACTTCCATCTGCTCAAGTTTCTTTTTCATTAGTACTCTTTGCAGAGCACGTTTTCCTACAGAAGCATCACCTGTGTATAAATTATATGATTGTTTTTCTTCTGCTTCAAATACTGCTATACATTTTGCTTGATTGTCAAAGAAAGCACCAAGATGTTGACCTAAATCAAAATAAACATCACCTGAATCTTTCTTGTTTAATTCTTTTATCCTAGACTTTTCTTCATTCAGTTGTTTGATTGCTGCAGGTGGTGGTGTCTTTCCTTTCTCTGCATACATACCATGGAACTGCGCATCTAGATCTTTGAGTACATCCTTTATATCTCCAGCTGCGCCTTTGATATCTTTGTATAATTTACATCCAGCTTTAATCGCAGATACAGCACCATTGGCTAGAGCAAAGAGTGTTAGGGGATCCATCTATTCTCCCTCTTTTTCCACTCTAAACAAACTACACGACGCTCATAAACATCACCAGACCAAGTCCAGCGGACACACTGCCACTCTGGCCATTTTTTAACATCAGGCTCTTTTGCTAATAATGTTAAAAATAAGACCCACTCATACATTTACTTAGATCCTTTGGCGTAATCTTCACGCTCTTTCTGTTCTTGAGCATCACGTTGTTTTTGTTGCTGACGAAGAACTAGATTTCTCTGAGCAACTTTTTGCTCATAAATTCGTTTTTCTTCCATCTGACCATAAATTCCAACACCAACCATGGCAATACAGAAAACAACAACAGAACCTGCTAGAAAATACATACCAAGCATAAGCATGTCTGCCATNTTTTTCTTATGGGCTGCTTGTCTGTCTTCTTCTGCACGTTGGGCTTCTGCTCTTGCCTTAAAAAGCCTAGTGCGCTCAGCAATCATTCGTTCCCAGATTTCTGGTTTGTTTAATTGCCAAAGAAGCATGTCTTTTAAATCACGTTCAGCTTGCCTTAGGGCATCACTGTGCATGGCAATTTGTAAGGCTTCGTGACCTAACTCTGCATCTGTTTTGCCTAGTAGATTAGCCTTAGCTTTTAACTTTATTCGTTCACGATGTATTGAATCTGAAGACTCAAAAAACTTGCTGAATTGTCCTACTAGACTGTTTATGTCTTTGCCCAGAGCTATAGCTTGTTTGATGTGGCTGACCGCTGATTGGGCAGCAGCAAATGCCAGCCCAATAGTTATGGGATCCACTACAATTCTCCTAAACCATGGCAGTATTACTACTATTTAGGTTTTTTGTCTTGCAGTTCGTCTACTTCTTTTTCGATGGTTTTTACACCTGGAGATGGAAACACACTCTGGACTTTGTTCAAGAACGATTGTGTCTTCGATGGTTTTTGACCAGTTTCTTCTAAATATCGACCAACTTGTTTTCTATTATAGAGTTCTGGTTGCCAATCTTTAGTTGGTTCGTCTACTTCAATTTTTGGAAGTTCAGATTCTAGTAAATCATTGANTTCTTTTTTAATTTCTTCTGGAACAATAGTAGTTTCTAATTGTTCTTTTGATAAATGTTCTGTAATATGATCAAAAACAGGAGTTGTGCTTGGTTCATCGACTTTTATTTCGTCATTAAGTCTAACTTCTGTTTTTTCTGGAAAGTCTTCAACAGGTGGTTTCTCAAAAAAGTCATTCCACTTTCTTGTACCAGTATGTTTGAGATTCCAGTTAGCAGCGATTAATAATAATACTGCCAGCGGATCAAATACTATAACAATTAGTATAGTGACGATACGAACTGCTTTTTCAAGCATATTCGTATCATTAGAACTTTCGTCACCATATATCAATGCAGCAATGTATTTTATTGGACCGACTTCGGCTTCGACTTTACGGACTTCGCTGGCGATGGGGGCACGTTCTTCGTTGTACTTGGCGATCTTGGCTTGCGCTGTACCGATTTCGTTGAGGATTCTGGCTCTGTCTTTTTGCTGGCTTCTGCGGACGGTAATGGCTCGCTCTGTTCCTTTGGTATCGTCTGTTCTTGCGATGGTTTGATCCACTTGAGCATCGAGTTGAGTAAGTTCTTTACGATTTGCATTGATATTTTCCTTTTCTGTTTTAATCTTCTCATCAATCAATGCTAACTTAGATTGAACATCTCCCGTAGGAATTGCTTGATCCAAATGTGCCTTTGATAAGAATCCGAAAATGCCCATTGATGTTAATAACATTAACACTATCAAGGCAGCTACAAAGTATGACTTCATCAATGTTGGAATTTCTTTCCAGTTTTGATAGAGCCATGATGCCACTACAAGTTTCGATGCCTCAAGCAACGAACCCATAAGAGCAATCGGTACAACAGCTGCAGCAAAGATTGCGACAAGACCCATCACTGCGTAATACGCAGCAAGTGCCGACAATGATAGTGCAACTGCAAAAAGTAAATATGTCATAGTTTGTTTTTAATATGAGAGCCATGGACTCGAACAGATATCTGTCCGTTGTAGTAGTCGTCTGACTCCAACACCTTTCGTGCAAACTGTTCTCGTGCTTCTATGTAAGAACATTCAGCTTTAGATTTACAAAAGAAAAGAATCTCACGAACAAAGTTGTCTTTGCCAAGAGACTCTACATCTTTATTTAGTTCTAAACTCGAACCATAGTACTCCATCCAATCGGAGTCTATTTTGCTACGGATCTTCTTTCGTTTCTTGATTCCGTTTTTCTGTGTCATCATCTTGTATGTAGTTTTAGAAAACTTAGATAGTTTCTTACCCACATACATACGACTGCTGGCTTTGTTCGTAATTAAATAAACAAAGCCAACGCAGTCTTCTGGTAATTCCTCAACAATAATGTTTTTATATGTCCACATAGAACATATTTATTCATCCTCGTCGAGTTCCTCTTCTTCGTAGATATCAGCAGAACACACAGGACAATAGACAATATCAGCAAGCACCTTGTCTTCTCCCTTGAGAACTATCTTTCCTCTTGCGTCACAACTTTCACATTCAAAATATTTTGTTATCATACGCTAAATGAACTTCCGCATCCACAAGTGGATTTTGCATTAGGATTAGAGATAACAAACTGTGAACCTTTTAGTTTGTCACTAGTGAAATCAATTGTTGCCGTATCAAAATATTGCATACTCATAGCATCAACTACGAGATTATCAATAACAAAGTCATCTTCTTCTTTGTCAGCTTCAAGCGTAAATCCATAGTTAAAACCAGAACATCCTCCGCCAGTAATAAATGCTCTTACATATTTCATAGAGGGTTCATCTAAAAGAATCTCAGTAAGTTGTATTTTTGCGTTTTCTGTTAGAGTAATCATATGCACTCACATTTTAGTTGATAGTCGTTTATTGCTGCTTTTATGGCATCTTCAGCAAGGATGCTACAATGGATTTTGACTGGTGGCAATGCGAGTTCTTGAGCAATGTCTGAATTTTTAATAACTGCTGCTTGCTCCAATGT